GCCGCCGCCGCTGTTGATGTGCACGACGATCGTATTCACGTTCCCGCACTTGTCCAGATCCTCTTTGAACAAATTCGGGGTCACTTCGTCGCCCCACCACGTGCTTTGCGAGATCTCGCCGTAGAGGGTCAGCTCTGCCGTACTGTTGTTCGCCTGATTCTGGAAGTTCCAAAACCGCTTATTCGCTTCGTTTCTCTGCCGGCTGCTCGCTTTGCCCATTTGGTTCACTGCCCGTATCGTTCGCAATTTTGTCCACCTCCCGTTTCAATTTTGCTTCACGCATCCGCTGGCGCATATTCATCATGTAGCTGCCGCCGGTCATGGTCGCCGTCTCGTCCTCCGCGGTCGAAAAACCGCTGTTTACGCGCATCTGCGCGGCCTCGGCCTCGTCCTTCGGGTTAAGGTTCGTTCTGGCCGGGCCATTCCACTTGCACGCCATATAGGCTTTTGCAATGGCCGGGTCGGTAAAGAAGCCCGGCGCGTTGATCCGTCCATTTGCCACGGCCTCTCGAAACCATGTTTCGTAGATCGGTCTGCAAAAGGCGTCTGCAAACCATTCCCTGTCCTTATCGCACGAACGCCAAAACTCGTTTAATGCGCCTCTGGCCGCGCTGTAACTCGTGCTGAACTGCTTAAAAAGCACCTCGCTGGGCAGTTGCAGCGCCGCGCTTATTTGCTTAACGATCGCGTCAAAGAAGTTTGCAAAGCTCGTGTTCGGGTGGGTCGGGTCGGCAAAATTGGCTTTCTCGCCGGGGGCCATATCCACGATCGCGCCGGGGGCCAGCTCAATGCTGTTTTGCGGCAGGCCGTCCACCTGGTCGTCCGGGTTCGGCACCTCGCCAAACGGCTTGCCGTCAGCCTCCACTTCCTTTTCGATGAACACCGCGAAGATCGCGCCGATCACCGCCGCGTCCAGTTCCGCGTCCGTGTAGCGGCCCAGCTTTTTCAAACTTTCCAGCACCGGCGCCAGCGTCGGCACACCGCGCACCTGCCCCGCGCGCTCGCGCTGCATCCCGTGCAGCACGTTCCGCCGGCCGGTGCGTGCGCCGTATGCCTCCACGCGCTGCCAGGTCTTGTCGGCGTAATACGTGGCTGCAAGCGGGTGCTGGTTGCAGATCCAGTACGCCACCACCGCGCCGCTTTCGTCCGTCTCCACGCCTTGCACGATTCGCGCAACATGGTGCCCCTGCACCTCGCCCGGAGAAAGTCGGTCATACCCGCCGGGGCTGCACAGGCGGTCGGCCTCGATCACGCGCACGCGCAGATCGTATGGCTGCCCCTCGATGTGCTGCGTCACCAGCAGCGCCACGAAGTCGCCGTTCATCAGGTAGCCCATGTAGGCCAACTTCTGCAATTCGTAGAAGTTGCCCATGTGGTCGGCATCGCACGTGTAGTCGTCCGCCCACAGGCTAAACTCGCGCACGATCTGTGCGCGCAGGTCGTCGGCCTGCTCGTCCGTAATGCCCAGATAGTCGGCATCCACCTGCGGGGTGGGCATCAGCCCATCGCAGATCGTGTTCGTGTTCAGGGTTTTCAGCGCGCCGTTCGCGATCGGGATACCCATGTAAGCATCACGGCTCCGCTGGCGCAGTACGTCCAAATTGTCCTCGATGTCCTCTTTGGCACTGCCGCCTCGGAACATCCACCCGCGCATAGATTTTTTATCGACGTTCGCGCCGTAGTTCCCGTAGCCGGAGTTCTTTACCGTCGTCTGCCGTTCCAGTGTGTCCAGCGCCATGCGCGCCGCGGCTCGCCGCACGGCCCGTTCCGGGGCAACGGCGGCAACAGCTTTATCAAAAAAATTCATGCTGCCGCCCTCCCTTCGTGGCCTGCGCTGTGTGTGCTGGTAAGGGCATTTATGTCCCTACCGGCCGCAACGCAAAAAGGTGTCACAAAGTGACACCCTCGCCGTCCTGCGCTCCGTACTCGGACGTTCTGCCCGCTGCTCTCGTACAGCGCGCCGCATTTCCGGTTCGCTGCTCTGCCGCCCGCGCCAGACTGCCCGCGCATTGCCGCTTGCATCCCCACTGCAAAAAGTGTCACAAAGTGACACCTTCTTGATTCTCCGTTTTCGTGTCCGTCACCGGCTGCGGCCTTGTTCCAAAACCTCATGCCGCTGCCCTCCTTCACAGGTCACGCGGCACCGCCTGATAGATGCGGTTTCGCCCGCTGGCTCTGGCCGCCACTTTCGCTTCTTCCACCTTGCCGGCCCAGTAGTCGATGTTCTCCCGTATCTCTGCCGCGTCGGCGCGCGTCAGCTTGCGCGAGCCGATCTGGTAGCTCTGCCCGGTGCTCACCTTCATGTCGGCATCGAGCCATTGGTTCAAATGCCGCTGCGCCGTTTCCAAGTCGATTGCTGCCATGTTTAGATACCTCCCGATACCATGCGGCGGCCCACGCGCCGCGGGGGCTGCGCTTCTGCATCATCCGGTTTTCTCAGCACGGGGTTCGCGATCTCAAGCGCCGCCGTGTTGTAATCTCGCAGGTCAAGAGGTTCGTTTCGCTTCACGCCCTCTTTCAGCTCCCACACGATCACCGGTCTGCCTTTTCGGAAGCGGATCACCATTTGTTCGGCGGTCAGTCCCTTAAAATATTCCTCGTCGTAGCCGCATTCCTCGTTTAGTGGGAAGTGGCAGTAGTTCGGTCCTTTCGCCGCCACCTTCAAGCGCTGGTAAACCAGGCTCTTGCCCGCGTCAACGCCCAGCATGAAAAGCGGTGTTTTCACACGGTTGTTGTGGGTCGGGTTGCGGATGAACGGCACGTTCGCGCCGCCTTGGCCCTTGATAGCGAACACCCTGCGCGTCAACCTTTCCTGCGCGAAGCGGTAAACCTGATCCGCGTGGTGGCCGCCACTGTCGATGCAGGTAGCCAATAGCTGCATCGCCGTTCCGTCCGCCTTGTGCCAACTGCGCAGCAAAAAGCGGTCCAGATCTTCCCATACCTGTTGCTTGAGCATATCTCCCATGATCTTCTGGTAGCGAATGCCCCAGCTTTCCTTACCCTCGCCCCAGCCGATGATCTCCACCTCAAAGCGGTCGTCCTGTACGTCCACGCCCGCGGTCAGCACGATCACGTCGTCCGGCACCTCGGCCTCGTAGATCTCGCGGCGACTGAGTAGTTCGGTATCGTCCACGCGCTCGCCCGGTTCTTCCCATGTCTCGCCCAGCTCGGTGTTTACCCATGTTTTCATCATTTCCGGGTCGCCGTGGTCGAGCGAATCCTTGGCCTGTAAGAACTTCCGCACCATCTCGCTCCAATGGCAGAACGGCGAGGATAGCGTGTTCAGGTGGAAGCCTCGTTCCTCCGCGTCCGGGTTGTTCGCCACGAACTTTCCCGATTGCCCCATGCGCTTCCATGCGTATTCGTCGCGCAGGCATCCGCACCGCTCGCAGCGGTAGTTCACGTCCTTGGGGTCGTTCTTGTCGAACACTACGTTCGCCCACACAAGCGGCTGATAGTGGCCGCATTCCGGGCAAGGGACGTTCCATTCCTCCTGCGTGCTCACGGCAAACTCTTTCTCGATGCGGCTTTGTCCTTTCACGGTCGGCGTGCTCACCATCACGGTCTTGCGGTCCCAAAAGGCCGTCTGGCGCTTTCGTGCCAGCGAGAGCGGGTCGCCCTCGGTGCCGGCGCTCGGTGGGTATCTGTCCACCTCGTCGGCCAGCAGCACCTTGATCGGGCGGCCTGCCAGGTCGGTCGCGCTGTTCGCGCCCACGATGGTAATGCGCCCGCCGGGGAAAACTTTCTGCATGATGGTGTTGCCGCTGTACCTGCTTTTGGTGTCCACTTTGTCTTTCAGTACCGGCGTGTCGCGCAGCATGGGCGCCAGTCGGTCTTTGCTGAATGTTTGCCCCATGTTGATCGTGGGTTGCATCACCAGAATAGGGGCCGGCGTGTAGTCCATGTAGTAGCCGATCGCGTTCAGGATGATGTCGGTTTTCCCGATCTGCGCCGCGCTCATAATCAGCACCTCGCGAATGTGCGGGTCGCCGATCGCGTCCATGATCTCGCGCTGGTAGGGCGCCTTGTCCGTGTGCCACTGCCCCGGCTCCGCGCTGGCCTCCGGGCTAAGCCGCCGTTCGCGGTCTGCCCACTGCGAGAGCGTCAGGGTCGGCGGTGGCCGAACCGTTGCCAGGCATCGCGCCACCAGCTCCGCCGTGTTCGGTGCAATGTCCACCACGCGCTTGCTGTGCTTCTTCATCCTTCGTCACCGCCTGTGTGGCAAAAAAGTGTATGGCGTTCAGAAAGACCAGGGTATTGCTTGCGCGCAGGCCGTGCATCCAGGTGCGGCTCGTACTGGCAAGGTGTCACTTTGTGACACCTTCTTTCGACGGCATATTTGCCATCCGCCGCCAGCCTGCTTTTTGCCATGCCGAACGTCAGCCCCATGCGGAACGAAGGCGGCAGCACCCAGATAAAATCCGGCGCTCCGTCCATGTGGATGCCAAGAATTGTTGCGGATAAAGCATCCTCTGCTTTTCCCACTTCCGATGGAACCGCAACAGCCACCTCGTCAACGCCTTGCGCCGCTTCCGGAAGTGAGTACACGGACAAGATTATGTCCACCTCGTCCGCATACGGTATAAACGCCTCCGTTTGTCCGTCGTGATGCTTCATTCCTTGTCGCCTCCCGCCGTTGGCCGTCTCTCTGCAAAAGTGTCACAAAGTGACACCTTCGCCGCCTCGCCTCTCGGCTCACCATTTTGCCGTCCTCGGCAAAATGCCCGCGTGCCTCCGTTTGCCTCTCCGCAAAAAGTGTCACAAAGTGACACCTTCCTGTTCTGCCGTGGCCTCGCCGCTGGCCGGTGCTGCTTCTTGTTCGGCGTTCGGCGCGCCGTCGTCTTGGTGCGCTGTCTTAGCCACCACCAGCACCCGGATAATGCACTCCGGGAACGGGCAGAGGATCTTCGTCTCGTTCAGCCTGGTCGCCCATACGCATCGCTTGCACCAGGCTTTGCTGTATTTCTTCATTCGCCATCACCTCGGCCATGCCCGCCTCACGAAGTATTGTTTCCTCCATCTCGAACAGCGCGTTTGCCTTCGCCCTTCTTACGCATTTCTCGATCACCTTCTTCTGCATCTTCGTCATGTGAAGTCGCCTCCGTGATTGCCAGCGCGTTATCGTACTGGCTCAACTCTTCCAGCGCCTCGTCTAGCTCTCTTTTCAGCAGGTCGAAAATTTCCGCCTGCTGGTCACCCATCGTTGCCAGTTGCGGGGACAGCTTCGCGGGCAGCGCCAGCACGCGCGCCCGGAAGTTCAAGAGGATCGTTTTCAATGCTGTTTCAATGTCCTTGCCCTCGTGCAGCTCGCCCTTGCGCAGCCGGTTTTCCATCTCCACGCTTTCCCGCTTCGCCCGGGTCAGCATCACCCGTTCGTCGGTCAGGTTGCCCTTGCTGCTCGTGGTGCGCAGGTAACGAATGTACTGCTTCACGCACTTCTTGAGGTCGTAGGCTCCGGGCCGTTCCTCGTCGATCACGCCCTCGTCGCGCAGTTGGCGCACCCGGCGCTCCGATAGATCCAGCCACTCCGCAAGGAATTTGCTCGTGTACAAGTTCATGCCGTTCGCCGCCTTCCCCGTGCCGCTGTGCGCCTCCACGAAGAAGTGTCACTAAGTGACACCATCTCCCGTGCGCCCTGCTGCCGACATTTTTGTCGGTCGCTGTGGCCGGTCCGCCTCTCCGCAAAAAGTGTCACTAAGTGACACCCTCGCCGCCTTGCCCGGCCCACCATCTTGTTGCCCTCAACAAAATGCCCGCGCGCTTATTCGTGCGCAAGCTCTGCCAGCTCGCGCGCCTCGTCGCTCATTTCCTCGCCCACGTCTGCGTCGCCCATCACGCCGATCGCGCGCATCCGCATCAGTTCCAGCTTCTTGTTTTCCAGCTCCACGCGCTGGGCAAATTCTTCGGCCTGCCGCAGCGCGTTGCTGATCGCGGCAATGCGCCCTTGCACCTTGTTCAGCGCATCGCGCAGCTTCATGATCCGCGCGAACGGGCTATCCTTCGTGTACATGCCCATGGTCTGGTTTTTGCCGTCGATCTTCTCTGCGCCTCGCCCGCCCGGCTCGCGCATATCCAAAACGCTGGTCGTGTGCAGCGCGTCCTCTGGCTCGTTTTCGTACTTCGCGATCGCATCAAGAATTTTCTTCTCCTGCAACTTGAGCACCTGCATCTCATGTTGCATCGCCGCTTTGCTCTCAAGCGGGGTCTGCGCCACAAAAGCAAGTTCTTCCTCGGTCAGCTTGTCGAAGAAGATCCGGCTGTATGCGCCGTCTTTCTCGGCGTTCGTGTTCCCCACCGGCGCGCCGCCGCCCTTGTTGCCCTTGGCATTTTTGTTGCCGGGCTGCCCGCCGCGCTTGCGTGGCACTGCCTTCTCCCAGGCATCTTCGCCCTTCCACCGCCGCACGGTCGAATAGGGCATTCCAATTTCCTGCGCGAACGTCTTTAGGTTGACGCTCTCGCCTTTCTTCCGCCGGGCAATGTATTCTGCCTTGGCGGCGTCTCTCTGGTCGCTCCGCTTTGGCATCCATCAATTCCCCCTGTTTCCGTATAAGCAAAATGCCCCACCTCTCCGTTGGCTCCTGCGCAATGCAGGTGCCGCCGGGCAGGCAGAGCATATAAGTAAAGCCCCGTCGCTTCCTGCAACGGGGCTTCTCGCAATTTTTACTGTACCAATTTTAGCACAAAAAACGGCTCACAACAGCTCAACTTTTATTCCGGCGCAAAAAGTGTCACGAAGTGACACCCTGCCGCCGCCCTCGCCGGTGCTTGCCGCTGCCACTGCCGCGCCCGGCGTTTTTTTGAACCCCCTACCTTTTTTGCCGCCCGGACGGGGGAAGTGAAAAAAATCCCTCTCACCTAAAAAACTTTCGCGCTCTCGGACCCGTGTCGCTGACCATCGGGGCGGCACAGTACCTTCCAGAATTTGCCAAAAAGTCGCCCCGAAATGGCAAGAATTTCCATCTAATTCGGTCTTTCTTCCACTTTTTTCCAGCTCCGCGAGGGCCATATAAGGATGTCATGATTACCTTTATGGCGGCCTGGCCGGGGCTGCTGGGTGGCTGCTGCTGGGCTGGCCTGCTGCTGGGCTGGCCTGCTGCTGGGTGGCCTGCTGCTGGGTGGGCTGCTGCTGGGGTGGCTGCTGCTGGGCTGGCCTGCTGCTGGGCTGGCCTGCTGCTGGGCTGGCCTGCTGCTGGGTGGCCTGCTGCTGGGTGGGCTGCTGCTGGGTGGGCTGCTGCTGGGTGGGCTGCTGCTGGGCTGGCTGCTGCTGGGCTGGCTGCTGGGCATAAAAAAATCCCGGCCGGGTTGATCCCCGGCCGGGTCTGTTGGTGCTGCTTTCAGTCGTCGACGCTGGGCAGCGTCTCGCCGTTGCCCCGGACTTTTTCCCGGATGGCTTCCAGAACATAGGCACTCAGCGCCAAACCTTCACCGGTTGCGGCTGCTGCTACCGCTGGAAATTCCTCCTCAG